CACCCAAGCAATGACGCTTGATGCTAGTGGGAATTTGGCTTTAGGAAATACTACTTCACTAAGCGCATCTTCTGGTCGTATTGACCTGACCGTTAATGGCACATCATCTTCGATGGTGTCTTGGGGAACTGGCGGCACTCGTAGAGGCTATGCGTTGCATGACGGTACTGATTTTTCGATTGCAAGCGAAACAGCTGGTGCTCTTAGATTTCTCAACAACGGTGCAGAACGTGCCCGTATCGACTCCAGCGGTAACTTTCTGGTGGGGACTACGACAGGTACTGGTGACGGCATCACATTGAGGCCAAGGGTAAGCGCAGGCTCCACATCACAAATTAACTTTAATAGAGCAAGTACAACCACAGTTGGCTATCCAATTAACTTTCAGAACGGCGGGTCTGATGTTGGTTATATCTCAATGTCAAACAGTGCTGTTGCGTATGTGACTTCATCTGACTATCGCCTGAAAAACACCGTTGCCCCCATGACTGGGGCATTGGCTAAAGTTGCTGCACTCAAGCCTTGCACCTATAAATGGAACGCTGACGGTTCTGATGGTGAAGGCTTCATTGCTCACGAATTAGCTGAAGTGTGTCCTGACGCAGTGGTGGGTGAAAAAGACGCAGTGGACGCTGACGGTAATCCTAAGTATCAAGGCATTGACACCAGCTTCTTGGTTGCTACATTGACAGCGGCTTTGCAGGAGATGAAAGCAATCGTAGACGCACAAGCTGCTGAAATCGCAGCATTGAAAGGTAACGCATGATTAAGCTAGAACTTCCTATTGAGGCCGTAAACTTCATCCTTGGCACACTTGGCGAGCTCCCCAGCAAAACAGGGGCTTGGCCTTTGATTATGCAGATCAAAGAGCAAGCAGAACCTCAAGTACCCAAAGATCCACCAGCGGAATAAAATGCTGCCATGAGCGATTCCTATACCCCCCTTCGCACCCCGTTCCCGCTGATGAGCTTCACGCCGGACGTGCCTAGTAACGCCCTCAGCCCTTCTGAGTACAACTCAGGTAGGAATGTGGAATGCGATGTCCGTGGGGTTAAAAAGGTGTCTGGTGAACAACCATTCCTGTCTGACATCCCCGGCAACGCTGTGTTCTGGGAGGGTGGTTTCAGGGGTGCTTCTTGGACGTATATTGTCGCTACCCGAGAAGGTAAATGGTACGCCCTGACATCTTCTGGCATTACCAACATCACTCCCGGTGTTGGCGCTAACCCAAATGCTGCTTTGTCTGGCTATTCTGATGATGTGAACATTACCGCTGATTGGGTGGGCAATGTTTTCTTTATCAATGACGGCCTTCGTCCACCGATGTATTTCCTGCCTACTGCCACAGAGATCTACATCTACGATGCCGCACCTGACAACTATGTCTGGAACTACGAGTCTGGTCTGTCTCCTGCCGTTACCTCAGTAACCGCTGGGTTTGTTCGCAACTACAGTTCCCCCAACGTTGGCAACATCCTAATCGCAGGCAACCTGACAAAGACATTCAGTACTGGATCGGTAGTTAACTATCCGACAACATTACGTTGGTCACAGGCGTTTGCCAATACTGGCGTACCTGCCACTTGGACACCCACCCTGAACAACATTGCCAACGAGCAAGAAGTCCCTGTCCGTGGTCCTCTGATTGACGGGTTCTTCCTTGGGGCTAACTTCTACATCTGTTCCTATTGGGACACAGTTGTGATGACCCCTATTGCCTACCAAAACAGCACAGCGCCTGTCTTTGGGGTTCGCCTGTTTAACCAAGGCCGTGGCTTGTTGAACAACAACTGTTGGACAAACACAGACTCTGAAGTCTATGGAATCGACAGCCGTGATATCTGGGTGTTTAACGGTTCTGACTTTGCTTCTTTGGGTAACCAAAGGGTCAAGAACTACTTCTTCTCTAATTTGAATAAGACATATTCAACCAGAACATTCATGGTGAACAACACCCAGAAGAACCAGATCGAGATCTACTATCCTGATCTGACTTCTACTGGCTGGTGCAACAAGATGTTGTCGTACCGCTACGACCTGAAGATCTGGAATGCTCCAAGGGATGTGCAGAATGCCTGCATGGGGACTGAGGGCCCTGTGTACGAATCCGGTGCTTTCACATATGCCTCTAGGACCGTCTCATACGCCCGTGGAGGCACTGCTGGCGTTCCCCCGGTACAGACGGGTGTAACCAACGGATTTAGCGGTGCAGCGATTCCTTGCCTGTTTGAGCGCAAGAATGCCACCTTGCAGACAGATGAGGGCCCTGTGCCTTACTCTGCCAAAGTGTATGTACACCGTCTGTTACCTGAGATCTCAGGTACTGGAAAGATCAACATTACTGTTGGCGGTGCTAACTCTACGGCTCAAGAACCTGTTTATGGTGCTACGGCCGTGATGGACATTGTGACCGACACACCTTGGGTGACAACCACCCAGAACACTGTCAGGACTGTGTCTGTCAAAGTGGAGTCAAACGACGCTACTGATACTTGGAATATGCCAGCCCTTAATTGGCAGGCAACCGTAACTGAGGATGCGTTCTAATGCCCTTCCTTCTTGACGGCAACCCAACACAGGGAGAGATCTCTGAGGCAATTAACTATCTTCTGAGCAACTTTACTCAGAGCGTGGCTGCTGACCCTAACACTGGTCAAGTAGTTGGGCCCGGTGGCGAGATTCAGTATTACTTATACAAATACATGTTTGTTAAGTATGCCGACAGCTTTGATGGTTCTGTTGGTTTTTCCAATACGCCTACCAACAAGGCTTATTACGGCCTGAGAAACTCTGACAGCACCACAGAATCCACTAACCCTGCTGACTACCTTTGGACGCAGGTTTCTGGTGGTTTTGGAACTACCAAGTTCTTGTACTACCTGACAACAGGCGGTAGAGCTATTCAGTTTCAGGTGGCTACTGCTGTACCTAATGCTGGTTGGTCAGTAGATCCCGGCACACCTATTGATCTGGACATCACCACCAGAACAAATGCTGTCGCCAACTTTGTTGTCATCCGTCTGCCAAACAACTCTGCTGCCCCAACTGATGCTGAATGCGTGTCAGCGATTGGTAGAACTCCTATCTCTGGCGACCTTTGCACAATCAACTACAACAGCGGTTTGGCATCGATCCAGTACAAGTACACCACTGGCTGGGCTATTTTCCAAAAGTACATTACTGCTGACATTGTTCAAGCTCAGACTTTATCTGCGTTTACTGCCAACCTTGGTACTGTGACTGCTGGTGAAGTTGTTATTGGTAGCTCACCTGCTATTAGCGGCACAACAATGACTGGTTCTGGCGCTCGTATTTACAGCGATGGTAGGTTTATTACTGGAAATGCAACCACAAACTTGGTATTTAATGGATCTAGTTTGACTTTAAATGGTGTTGGTAATGCAACGTTTGGTGGTTTGACTTCTGGTGTTCAGATGCCACTAACACCTAGTGGTACTTTTCCTTCAGGATATGTTGATGGATTTTCCATAACAAAAGCGGGTTATGTTCAAATAACTTTAACTGGCGAAGTACTGTTTATTTCAAACACTACTGCTTATCCCGGAATTTATGCTCCAGTAACCGTTTCTGTAAGGTCAACTCCGGGTGGAATTTTGCCCGGGAACCCGACTGGTATTACTGATACTTTTAATATTAGATTGCAGACACCAGTTGTTAAACCATCATTTGGTTCTGCAACAAATAGATTGCAATTGCCATTGTCGTGGACTCGAATAGCCAATTTAAGCGTTGGTACATACGCTGTCTTTATTTGTTCTGATGCTGGTTTTTTTGATACGTCTGGCAATCTTGGTTATGGCGTTCCAGTAACGGATCGTTTGTTCAATGGTCGGATAGACGTTTTCCAACCAACAGTTTAAGGAAGAATCATGGGTGGATTTTCAGCACAAGTTCAACAACCTACTAACCCTCCACAAGCTGGTGGTAAAGGTATTGCACAACAGGTAGAGCAAGTTCAGCAACCTGCTGCCCCACAGCCTATGGCAAAGGGTGGTAACTATCAATCTAACGCCACCTCTGGACAGCCTCGTATGGGTCAACAAAACCCGTATCCCAATACTGTCGGACAGTGGGATAATGCACAAATACAGCCTGTTAGACAACAAGGCAAAGGTAAAGGAGTCTGATCATGGGATTTAGTTTTGGCGGCGGCTCATCTGGCGGCTCACAGTCAGTAAATTTAACGCAAGAACAAAAAGACCTACTGAAAGCTCAGACTGGGTTTTTGACTGGTACGGCATTTCCTGCCTACCAAAAGACTCTTGGCATGGCTCAGGATGTCTATGGTCAGGTAAACCCAACCGCAATTACTGCTGCCAACACTGCAATGGGCGTGGCAGGACGTGCAGGTCAACTGCAAGAGACTGCTGGCGCTGGTAGTTTGCTTACAGGTTTGTCAGGGTTGGCTTCTTTGTTTAACCCTCAGTACGAACAAGGACAGATTCAAGCTGCCTTACAAGCTGGTCGTGAAGCTACCCGTGAGCAACTTGGTGGTCAAAACGCTATGTATGGCGCTGCTGGTGGTCTGGGTTCTGCTCGTCAAGCTTTGGCTGACACTAACCTGCGTCAGTTGGGCGAACAACGTCAAGCTACTGCGGCTGCTGAAGCTCAGGCTCGAGTTCAGGCCAACAAAGCTGCTGCTGCTCAACAGTTGTTGTCTGCTGGTCAAACAGGTCTTACTGCTGCTCAACAGGCTGCTGCAAGCCGTATTGGCTACGCTCAGACACCTCAAGATGTATTGGGCAAGTATGCTTCAATCATTTACGGCACACCTCAAGCTTCTACTACTCCCAACTTTGCTGGTACTCAGGGCACTACAGGTCAGAGCTCAAGCAAGGGTTTTGGTTTTAGATAAGGAACAAATATGGCAGATAGTCATCCATTTGCAAATGCTGGTCTTGGCATGTTTGGTTCTGCCGAGAGGCAGTACGCCCAGATGGGTATGTCTGGCCCAGAAAAGGGCGGTTTGGCAGGTAAGCTGGGTGCTTATTTGTTGGACAAGGCTGGTGTCAAGGATTTTCTTGATAACTTGAGCAAAGAAGATAAGCAGAAAACTGTTGGTATTGCACCTCCTGCGACATATCAGCCAAATTATGGCTTGCAGCCTGTTGCTCCAATATCTGGTCAAGGCATCAATCCTATGAGAATGCCGGGTGCTGTTCCCGGCGGTATTGGTTTGAATGCTGCTCCTGCTGGTGTTGTTGCTCCAAGACCAGCTGGCACTCCTATGCCTGATGACGAGCACAAAAATCAGGTCCTATCTTCTTGGGGTTAAACATGGCAGAAATTACAGTTCAAGAAACCAATCCTGCGTCAGTATCAGATAAATATGAACTGGCGGTTCAGTCACGTGATCCAAAGGCCATGCTTGAGGTTGCTCAGGCTGCGCTTGGCACTCCTGTGGCTGACATTGCTATCAATGCTGCAAACAACATGTACAAGAGCAATCAAGTATTTGATAGCCTTGTAAAGCCTATTGAAGCTGCTGGTGGCATTAATACACCAGAGGGTCGTACAAAGATTGCAGATACTTGGAAAACAATCGCTGATAACCCACGTTGGGGTAGCGCAATTGTTGAGCATCTGTTGGGTAATCCTAATGCTCGACTTCAAGTTACTGGTGGAAATGTAAAGACTGTCATTACATATGATGACCAAGGCAATCAACTTGAAGAACATCAAAACGAACTTGGTCAGCGTGTCAAAGTTGTTGATGTTGCTACACAACGTTTAATTGGCCCAGAAGAGTATGCACGCCTTGGTGGTGGCCGTAACAGCCTAGAAAACACATTGGCTCGCAAAGCACAACTGGAAAACCAAAAGCAAAACCTTGAAGAGTTTGGCAAAAATCAAAAGGCTACTGGCGCTTGGTCTGCCGCATCTCCTGAGCTCAATGATCTATACAAACAAAAGCAAGACATGCTCAGGCAGCTTGCTGGCTCTGGTTTGAACAACAAACAATTGGAAGAGCTGTCTAGCTTTACTACCCGTCAGATTGGTTCATCGCAAAGCATGTCGAAGGGATTTAGCGATCTGGATCAGTTTGTTCGTTCTCGTGGTCAAAACGTTGAAGAAGCAGTGCGCAAGAGTGCAGAAGCTGCTGCTCGACGCTTGGGATTGCGCCTTGGTGCTGATGGTTCTATTACCAATACAAAGGGCGAAAAGGTTGATTCAAACTCTTTGAACCAATTACAAAAGAACTTCTCCGAAAGCAATTCAGCAGAACAGAACTTTGCTCAAACTCAAGAACAGTTGGCAAAGAACATGATCTACAAGAATCTTGGTCTGAAAGAGAAGCAGATTTTTGACAGCATTCTTGAGACTGATCGCCGTATCGAGACAAAGGTTTCTGAGCTTACACGTGAATATGGTCAGCCTAAGTTCTTGGTAGCACCTGCTGCTATGGGTATTGCTGATCAGTTTGCTCGTGCTGAAGTGCAGGCTATTCAGGGTCAGTTCAATGCTGCTGCCATTCAGGCATATCAGGATTGGAAAGCAGACAAGTTGAAGAACTATCCTCCCGGCCAAGTTCCAAGTCCTAGTGAATTGGAGTCTGCGTTTACACGTAGTCCTGTTTACAAAGAGTTGCGTAACGCATTCCAAGAACAGTCTTTGCAGACTCGTCGCCGTGTTGTGGAAGCTTTCCCAGAGTCTAATGAGCCAAGTGTTGGCGCTCCTAAGCAACCTAGAATTGCTCCTGAGACACCACGTGAATCTCCTACAAAGGTTGGTGAAGCAGAAGACAAACGTGCCAAGCTTCGTGCTCAGTTTAGAAAGGGTGAATAATGGCAACCACTTTTGATGCTGAAGGCTATCGTAAGGCTGCACGGGAATTAGGCATTCCCGACGAAGAGATTGAAAAAGACATTGCCGAAGAAACCAAAGGCATGGAGTCGGCTGCGGCTCCTGCTGACATGAAGAATGTCAAGGTTGGCAATGACTTCTTGGGCGTTCCAGAATGGTTGCAACCTGCCTTGGGCGTTGCTCTTGGGGCTGGCCTTGTTACGGCTGGCGCTGTTGGTGCTAACAAGCTTAGAAACCGTCAAGCAAAAACTGAAGCACCGGGCCCACGTGTTGAACCTACTTTTGGCATTCCAGAGGTAGATACTTTTGGTCAACCAACTGCTGCCAAAACAACTCCTGCTGCCGATGTGACTGATGTTGCATCTCGTCCTGTTGGACAGCCACGTGCTCAATTGCCTGCTCCTGCAACACCTGTAGAAGCGCCTGTTGCTGCACCTGCTGCTCCTAATGCACCTGTTGCACCTACTGTAGCGCCAGCCGCTACAACTCCTGTTGCCACACAACAGCCTGCAATTAGTGGTTACGGTGAAACAAAGTTGAATGCACCTGCTGGTGTTCCTTCTCCTGTTGCGCCTCCTACGGTTGCGCCAGTTGAGCCTAAGCCTATGTCTGATATTGAGAAGATCCGTTTGGAGGAAGCTCAGATCCGGTTGCAGGCTGCCAAGGACAAGGCTGCTTTTGATGCTGAAGTTCGTCAAAAGAAACTTGAATCTTTGAATACTACTGCCAAGAAGTCTGTTGAAAAACAACAAAAGGCTGGTGGTGGTTTAAGTCCTATGGACAAGACTATTCTGAACAACCAGATCACTGCTGCTGCGGCATCTGATGTTAAAGAAACTCTTGCCAAAGCTGCTGCTGTGCCTCCCGTTGCGCCTGTTACTCCGGCAGCTACGACTGCTGCGCCAGCCGCTGCTGCGCCTGTAGCCCCCCCAGCAAAGCCTGCTACACCTGAAGTTGAATCCGTTCTTGGCAAACCAACAGTGACCACTGGTTCTGGCATGCCAGCATACGCAGGTCAAGGTGGTGAGTCTGCCAAGATCAAGAAAGAGTTTGGCAGTATTGCTGATGTGCCCAAGGGTTACGTGTTTGTGCCCGGCGGTCAGCTGATGGACATCACCCGTAATGCTGTTGGTCAGGAAGCGTTTACTGCCAAGCTTGGTGAGTTTGGTGGTTATCCTGCTACTCAAGGCCAAGCTTATGCACAAGCCAGAGAAATCAATAAATCTCTTGGTCGCATGACTCGTGAAGAATTGAAGGCTGCTGGCAAAGAGTTGCCTGAGCCTACCAAGTCAATTACCAAACAGGTTGCTGGTAGCAAGTTGGTCAAGGTTGCTGGTGTTGGTGGTGCTTTGATTTCTTTGGCTGATGTTGCAAGCGCTAAGGAAGCTGCACAAACAGTTGGAGAGATGCTGTTGCCAATCGGTGCTACACCTTCACAATTGCAGCCCGGTACACTTACTGAGAAACAACTCAAAGCATTTGCAGAAGCTCAAAAGCTTGGTAGCCCATATCGTTCAGTTCCACCCCCGAGATAAAACATGGAAAACGTCACACACGCTCAAATCTATGAACGCCTCGTTGCTGTTGAAGCCAAGGTGGATCACATAGACAAGAACACTAAGGACCTTGTAGACGGTTTTAAGGCTGTCCAAGGGGCATTTACTGTTCTTGGTTGGATTGCCAAAGCTGCCAAGCCTATTCTCTGGATAGCTGGCGCATGGGCTGCTACCGCCCTGTTCTTCGCAAACTGGCGCAAGTGATGTGGATCCTATCTCTGCAATGCTCATGTTGGGCAGCGCACTCAAGGGCATACGCTCTTGTTGCGAAATGCTTAACGAGGGCAAAGCTGAGATACAGCGCATAAAGAAGGGCATTTCAGATGCCAAGGAAATTGCGAAAGAGGTTTCAGGTTTTTGGTCTTGGCTTCAAGCACTCTTCTTACCAAAGGATAAACAGCCTAGCCCTGTTGTGCAGGCTGAGGAGCCGAAGAAAAAAGTAAAGGAAGAATATGTTGAATACGTTCCTGACGAAGATGCAATCATTGATCAGTTTATTAAACACGTTGGTGACTTCTTTAAAGCACAAGCTTATCTCGTTGCTTACAAAGAAGACTTAGAAAGGAAAGTGTTTTCTTCATCATACGGCGACAACAACATTGGAGCTCTGGAGCTCATCTCTATTGAGACAAAGTTAGTCAAGTGTGGTGCTGAGTTGAGGGAGCTGATGAATGAAGCTCCACCGCAATTGGGTCCGTTGTACAGTCGCTACAAAGCAATGTACTCTAAGATCCTTGATGAGCAAAAGAAGGCTAGAGAAAGAGACAGGAAGAATGAAAAGCAAAGGAGGTTACTCAAGGTGAAGACAGAGAATGATCGCATTGATCGCTGTGTCCCTCATTGGGTGATGCTTGGGCTAATCATCTTTTTCTGGGTATTCCTATGGCTAATTCAATCGCTGAGTACGATGCAAAGATCTACTTTTGGGGCATGGTCCTCTTCGCCTCAGTATGTTTTATCGCACTCCCAACTATTGCCTTTATCTATCTTGACAACAAAATCCTTAGTGAACAAGTGAAGCAAGATAGGAAAGAAACCAAGCAACTTAAACAGAAACTTGAAGAGCAACTCAAAAATGAAAAAACTACCAATAGTTCTGATGCTTCTAGTTCTTCTGGGGTGTGAAGATAGATATCGATACTTCTGTCAAGACCCTAAGAATTTCCAAGCCAAACGGTGTCAGCGCCCTGACTGCCTGTTTACTCAAGATTGTCCTGATTACCTTGTAGCACCTGTATTGGAGAAACAAATTGCTCAACAACCTCAAAGCCCAACAGCCCCAGCGTCTGCTGACCGCTGAAGAAATCGAAGTCCGAGTCTGGGCTGTCGTTGTTATCGTTGTCACCTTCATATTGGCTGGCATCGTTTCTTTTATGCTGTACAGCTTGGCTTATGTAACCCAGCCGTTGAAGTCTATGGCTCCAATGGATCAGGCGTTTGCCAAGATGTTGAACGACATCGTTCTATTGGTGGTCGGTGGTATTGGTGGCGTGATGAGCCGTAAGGGCGTACAGGCTGTATCTGAAAAGATTGCTGCATCTCAGGTGACCACACCCCCACAGCCCCAAGCCGTAGCACCTAGCACTACCCCAGTGACTGCGGCATCAGGGGGAATGTTTGACTTCAACTTTGGTGGCTTCAAGAATCCTGAACTGGATGAGGAATGGAGAGCACCACCACCCCCGACTACCCCCAAGGACTATGTTGATCCGTCCAAGGAAGAGATTGCTAACGAACGTGCAGCAGCCAAGCTGGAGGCAGCATGATCCCAAATCCAAAGTTCATATTGATTGCTTTGATTGCTTGTCTGGCATCGTATGGCTATGGTCACCACAAAGGGTGGTGGGAGCGTGACATGGAGATGCAGGTAGAGATTGCTGCCAAGAACGAAGAAGCTAGAGCTAAAGAACAGCAACTTCAAAAGCAATTGAACGACCAAACTTCACAACTTATGGAGGCCAACAATGCCATCACTCAAAAACAGTCTGCTCTTGATCGTGCTATCAGCTCTGGTAGGGTGCGCCTCCCCGCCTCAAGTTGCGTACAAACCAGCCCAAGTGCCGGACCTGCCCCCAGCAATAGCCCAGAAACGACAAGCGAATCTGACAGAGAGACTCTCAGACTTATTGCTCAAATCGCAGCAGACGGCGACAACGCAATCAACCAACTCAACGCCTGTATCGATGCCTACAACCAAGTGAAGGAAACCCTAAATGGTAAACGCTGAACAACTACAAAAGCTTGGCATTGGTATTGAGTGGGTATCCCCTTTGAACGAAACCTTTACCAAGTTTGCTATTGCCACACCTCGTCAACAGGCTGGGTTCATTGGTCAATGTAGTCACGAGTGCGGGAACTTCAGGATCTTGGAAGAGAACTTGAACTACCGTGCTGAGACTTTGATGAAGCTGTGGCCTAAGCGCTTTCCTACGCTTGAGTTTGCCAAACAGTATGAGAAAAATCCTAAGAAGATTGCCAACATGGTTTACAGCAATCGTATGGGAAACAGGGATGAAGCTTCAGGGGATGGGTATCGTTTCCGTGGCAGGGGTTGCATCCAGTTGACCGGGCATGCAGGTTACTACCATGCTGGGCAAGACCTCGGCGTTGACTTTGTCAAAGAACCTGATCTGGTTGCCACACCTAAATATGCTGCCATGACTGCTGGTTGGTTCTGGTCAACACACAACTGCAACACCTTTGCTGAGAACGGTGAATGGACAGGGTTGACCAAGAAGATCAACGGGGGCGTGATAGGGCTTGCTGACCGCATTAAGCACATAGAACACGCCTTAGAAGTCTTAAAGACTTAATGAACTGACGGTTCTTCTACCAAGAATTCGTACCCTGCGTTGAGTCTGTACTCGTTCAGGAGCTTTTCTTGTTTTTCAATCATGCGATAGAGAAAGACTACTTCGTCGGTGACATCTGTATTCTCGATGATGATGCCTTCCTCGTTCCTTCTTAGCAGGACATAAGACCACTCTCTTACTGCATTAGACATGACAGTACTACCAGAAAAGTTAATGTAACTGCAAGACCTATTGCCAAACAAAACAAGATCATTTCAATCATTTGAGTACCTCTGCTGATTTAAGTTTTCCTGTCTCACCGTCAAATGTCAGCTTCAGATTGTTGTCTAAAGGTCTTTTCATAGGTTCACAACGAGCACACCAAAATTGAACAACATCAGGTTTAGATTCTGGTTTGATGCGGTATTTGCAACCTTCTACCCAAGATGGACAAAAGCAAGGAATCCATTGGTCAAGACTTATTTCGTATATCTCAATCTCAGCACCATCAGCCCAAGCCTTGATAAGTTCTGCGTGTTTATGTGGTTTCATTTTGGCATCCCCGCACGGCTATAGACTAAGAACTCAAGAGGTTTGAGAGACACTTCTTTCTTTGACAGACCATGAAGTGTTCCATGTGTTGGTTTGACAGCACGTTTCTTTTCTAAGATCTCTGACATACTGATCTTCCCTCTTGATGAAATGATGTGATCGTTTAGCAGGGTGGGGTAGTATGTTTTGATGAAGTCAGGATGAAAAGCGTTCATTTTCTTTCCTCCAACATAGCGTCTGCCATCATGTATGCACACCTTGCAATTTCTTTTACATACTCATCGTAAGTTTCTTGGTATGGATTGTGTATATCTTCTGGGTTAGCAAACATACCTTGCATCGCCTTGGCAGCAAAGTAGTCACGCAATGTCATGCCTTGCAGATTTCGCATCAGTGCTTCTTCGCCAACGGGAAACGCTGGCCCACCTGTTTTGT